GTGTGAAGTTTCTGGGTCAAGGTATGCAAGTGTTTTTAGTTTGTACGGTGCAATCAATGTATCAATCGAACCAAGAAACTCACACTCGAACTCTGTGTTAAACTGTGACTGTGATGTATTCTTAATCGTTTCTTTTTTCCATTCCTCATCACGGCCTGGCACTTCACTCCAATGCACCTCAATCGGAACGTATGTGTTTCTTTCGTTCTCTGCGTCTGTCCAGAGTTTATAGAACATATTCATACCATGCGGTGTGGATACAATCATCACCTTTGTTGTTTTACCAGATGATATTGTGGGATATACCGAACTAAAAAACTGCTCTGCAACATTAGAAGGAACGTATGCAAACTCGTCTAGAAATATAATATTGTATGAACCACCACGAACTGCACTTGCAGATGTAGACGATGCAAGTATCTTAGAACCGTTCTCCAATTCCAGACTTCCCTTGTTCCACGACATCACTCCCTGTTGCAACCACTTAGGAAGGTGTTCATATGCGAGTTGTAACCGTCCTAACAAGTCTCTGGCGGTTGCGGCCTTGTTGGCTAGTATCGCAACATTAACATTGCCATTGAATAAGACATAGTGCAAAAGATACGCAATAATTGTTGTAGATTTACCAGACTGTCTTGGAAGTTTGCAAATTGTAAAACGATTTTTGTGAAATGTACCGACCATCTCCTTTTGAAAGTCGTACATTTTAAAAGGTACTAGTCCTTCGTCAAGGGAAACAATTCGTATGTAGTTTTCGATAAAGTACAGAGGGTCTTTCATACATCGCGTGTATTCACTTATCTGATCCTCTGTCCACTCGACAGATACATTAGCTCTCTTTAGGTTAGGATTACCTAGATAGTTATTTCCATTCTGGAGCATTTTTAAACTCTCTATTTTTTATCCTTCAATACTTTTTGCAACTCTGCGGTTGAACCAACAAACAGTGCGTTGGTTACATTTTTCGGTGCGGTGTTGGGAACTTCTTTCAGTCGTTTCATCTTCTCTTGCAAGTCTCCAAGTTTCTCTGTGACCTCTGCAACCTGTTTGATAAGATTACCAGCCACCTCGTAGGTTCTAGGATGGTCTGACTCTCTTGCAATCTCTAGAATGCCCTCGATTGCATCTGACCCTCTTTCAATCAGATTGTAAAAGTTCTCTCGTTGATACTTGTAGTCTGCATCGAGATCTTCCAGATTGTCTGACGGTCTTGGAACAACTGTCTTGTGACTTGCAATCGACAACTCTTTCTCAACAGGGTCGATGACGCCAAGAGCTTCATCAATAATATTCGCAACTTCTTTCATTATGTACCGATGCCACTAGTGTCAGTTGTTGTATCATCATTTCCAGTTTCAGCATTGTAGTCTTTTGCATCTTGGTAAAAAGACGTTGTTTCATTAAATCCAAAGTCATCATCTGCATCAGCAGATGCTGGATTTGGTGTAACAGTATATCGTTGCTCTCTTTTTGGAGCTGCATCAGGTAAGTCTGTGTATTGATCGACTTGCACTGTCTTGATGACGTTCTGTGATGTAACAGGCCCATACAAATAAAACTTAGATGTAAAACTAAGAGTGTATATGATTGCTCGTCTTTCGGCCATCTCTCCACGATAGTTATCTTCATAACTAACACTGTTCAATACAATTGGAACATCTCTTTTGATTCCCATATCCGTCATGTCTTTAATTGTCAAAGTGTAATCAGGTTGGAAATATGGAAGTATCTGTTCAACAATCTGAAGTGCGTCATCAGACTGTTTAGCCATTGCGTACAACTCGATATCCAAGTTGTAAGGGACAGGCATATACTGCGAATCCAACTTACCAGAGTTATCTGCACTGGACTTGACCTTTCTAAACTTCTGTACACGATTTAATTTTCGCGTTGTATCATAAGCTAAGTTTTGAATTTCAAATCCTAGTCTTGGTAGAGTAATTGCAGCCTTACTGTCTAGACTTGGATCTTGGTCTAGTCTTTGCAACCACTTTTGTCTTGGCCCATACGCAAGAGGAACTTTCATCGTCTGTACGATAGTTCCACTATTGTTTTTGCGAACCAAGTGTATATTGTTAAATAGTGTACCAAATGCAACAATTACATTTCGCATTGTTTCATGGTAAAATTGTTGTCCTAACATTATGTGCCTCCAGCATCTCCAAATGGATTACTCTCTGAAAAGTCTAAAACATTATCGTCCAGAGAATCGAATAATTCATTTTGTGCAGTTTTATCTTGTGAACCAGCACTGGTATAATCACCAGTGACAACATCTTCTTGTATCAAGTAAGATGCATCTTCAGTATCCGAACCACCGCCTTCGAGAAGTATGCTCTCACCAACAGAAGTCGAATCGTTCTCCATAACTACATTGTCATTCGCATTGGTAGACGAACTATCTGTTCCATCTAACAATAACAGACCTTGTTCATTTGCAGAATGGAATATTCTAATGTCTTCATTAACTGCACTTGATTGTTCCAAAGTAAATTGATGCTCAAGTGCGTCTTGTTGTAAGTCACCTTCAATTTCATCAATCTCAGTAATACCTGTATCAATTTCTTCGTGACTGTATTCGTATTGTTTGCATCTCAACTTGTATACAGGATTGTTGTCGAGCTGATAAAACGGATCATCATGGTCTACAAAACTAACTTCAAACATTCTGGAAAGTGTCGGGTGATAAACTAAATCGCCTTCCTGTGGTCTGTCTGCGTCTGTTGTTGCAGTATCAGTCAATAGATAAAACTCTGTACCACTTTCCTCTGAGAGAATAAAAGATGTATCATCATTCTCCTGTATGATTTGATCTCCAGCATTTGTGCTTGAACTGTCCGTTCCATTTAATTCTATAAAACTTTTTGTCGGTGTATCTAATACCGCAGACAAAGAAGATCTTGGTATCGAACCAGCCTCAAGTAAAACAGAACCACCAGTTGTACCTGTTCCATCTTCAAGGGTAATCTGACTATCCATCTGTTGAAATCTTTGTTTAGAGACAACAAAAGTAATTTCGTTTCTATTCTCCAAACCAAACTGCGACATAATTTCTTTCTCACCTTGAAACCCACCCTCTGCATCTTCAATGTACATTTCAATCGGGTGTTGCGTAGTGAATTTGGAAAGTGAGTCCTCACCCAAAATACTATCTATTGCAACGGTTGTTCTATCCACATAGTAAACATCGTGACCATAAATCTGTATGGCCTCTTTAATTAAATCACGATACAGATTTTGTTCTACTGTAAGTGCAGATACATTATTGGTATGGAAGGCTCTATTGACTGCCATGTTATCCTACCATATAATCTATTGGGGTTTCAAATGCAAGTTGTATCTGTTCCTCTAGTCGTTGTATTTCTTCCTGTGCTTGTGAAAAAATATCTGCACCGTTCATGGTTACTCCACCCAGCATTTGCACACCGTTGAACTTGGAAAGGTTTGCACCCCACTGTTTTTTTATCAGTGCGGTTGCATATCGTTTCAGATATATGTCATCATAAATGTCTGTGTATGAGTCTGGGTCTAATTTACGATAGCACTCTATGATAATGAAGTCATCTGCGTTCACATCATTTGTCCAATCCATATCTAAGTACAAACGGTTTTGATGCTGATTAAATCGTATAGGTACTTCCCCTGTCAATATGTGCGAAAGATAATCAATGTGTTGCATTGTCATCTGATAATGAATGATTGACGTAGAAGAAAAATCATATAGGTCATTCAATCTTAGTTGATACCGAATGTCAAACATATTGTTTGTTGAAGAATCATCAAAAGGAAATACTTGTGTTACTGATACCACAGCATCGGGAACTGGTATAAATCCTTTTCCTTCTAACCAATCTGCTTTGACTGTATTATCTACTTTGTCAGTTGCGGTTGCAGTATCGTTGGTTGCAGCTCTATCAATCTCTGCCTGTGTAATCTTATGTTTAAGATACATTCTTTCAACACCATCATAATGATACTGTATGAAATACTGAAGTGCTTCATCTACGCGGTCATCCACTTGGTCATCAGATACATTAATGTCGATAACACCGAAACCCAAGTTTCTAAGACAGTAATCTTTTAATGTTGCTTTTGTGGTTGGTATGGCCATAATTAGTACCCTTTTTTACTATTTAGGTAAAAAAATAATTATGCGTTTCTTATGTTGGTGCAGAAGCACTTGGAAATCTTTTGATTAGATAACCCCTAAAGGTTGGGTATTTGCCTCTTGCTTGATAATAATTGGTCACTGTTCCACCAGTTTTGTAAATGTAAATATATGGTTCTATATAATCACCTACACTTAATGGACAAATTATTTGAAAACGATTAGTACCAACATCCATATGCCATTGATAACCAGAACCACCAGAATATCCTTGAGTCCTATAATTTACACCCATAGTAGACCCATTTAGGTATAATCCAGTATAATTGTATGTCAGTATACTAGCATGACCAGCTGTTAAATAAATGTAAGTTGTAT